GTAACCTTTGCTGAGATTGCAACCACCTTGCAAACGGCGGTTCAGGCGGTTGGGACTGGTGGCTTTGCCGCTGCTACTGTAACTCACGACGGAACCCGGTTCTTTATAAACTCTGGTACAGTAGGCGGAACATCTACTATCGGCTTCGGGCTTGAGCAATCGACAGGTACTGACATTTCCAGCCTTTTGGAAATACGTCAAGGCGAAGGCACTAAGGTTAACGGGGTAGCGGCTGAAACTATTACTTCCAGCTTGAACGCTATCCAAAACATAGACCCTGACTGGTACGGCTTGTTATTCACAAAAGAAGTACGTGACGGCTTTGTAGTTAATACAGAAGACTCCGTTGTAGCCGCTGCTGACTGGTGTGAGGCACGAGTTAAAGTGTTTGGTAATACCAGCAACGACCTAGACGCTTTGGACAGTGTAATAAGCTCAGACATCCTAAGCGTACTGATGGCTAAGAACCTACGCCGTACCATTAGCACGTATAGTTCCAGCCCTAACCAGTATCCGTCAGCTTCTGTACTTGGTCGCGCCTTTACTGTTAACTTCAATCAACCGAATAGCACTATAACGCTGAAGTTTAAACAGGGGCCGGGTATTACCGTTGAGCAGCTTACTCAAAATGAGAAAGCAGTGTTGGACAGCAAACGCGGTAACGCTTTTCTTCTGATTGGTGCCAGCGATATGTATTCCGAGTCGCGCATGGCTAACAATACTTTCTTTGATGAAGTCCACGGTATTGACTGGCTTGAAAACGCAATCCAGACAAACGTGTTTGGTTACTTGTTAACCCGTACAACCAAGGTTCCTTATACCGACAAAGGTGTAGCAGCCCTGGAGCAACAGGTTATCAACGCCCTGGATGAAGCGGTTCGTAATGGCTTGATTGCATCCGGTGAAACAATTGACGGTGAGTTCCTGGCTAACGGTTACAAAACCATTACCGTACCAGTGGCAAACATGAACCAGTCTGACAAAGAAGCCCGGTTGTATCCAGGTCTAAGCTTTGTTGCTCTCGGTGCTGGTGCCATACACGGCGCTCAGATCAACGGTATATTTGAACGATAAGGGGTAAACAATGAAAGATTATAGCTTCCTCAATACGATACTTCTTGTCAACGGTTTGGAAATATCCGGCTTTGATGAAGGGGACGATGTAATAAGCCTAGCGCGACTAAACGACTCAGCCGCTCACAGCGTTGGTACAGATGGTGAAATGACTATCTCTATTAGTGCGGACCGGTCAGGGACTGTTATGTTTCGCCTTATGCAAACATCAGATTCTAACATCTTCTTGTCGGCGCTTATTACCGCTCAAGAGAACGGCGCGTTTGTTCCGATCTTTGTTCAGTTTAAAGATACCAAGGGTTTGGACTTGGGATCAGGTACGCAAGGTTATATCACACGTCCAGCAGATATGACTCGCGGTACTAACGCGCAACCGCAAGAATGGAACATTGTAGTAGAGCGTTTGGATCTCCTTCACGGGGGATAAAGGGTTTCCAGGGGGAGGGCGGACTATCTAAGGATCCCGGCCTAATTAGATACCTCCTCCTGGAATTTATTTGGCCGGGTAATAATATGAATACCGGGAGTTTATGTTATGGCTTGTAATACCGAAACAACTCAAATCGGCGACCACGAGTTTAGTGTAACTCAGTGGCCTGCTGAAAAAGCAATACTTATGAAAATGAAACTGGCTAAGACATTTGGTGCCAGTATCGGTAAGATTGCTTCCATGGCTTTAAAATCAAGTAAGACCAAGTCTACTGAAGGCGAAGAAGCAGAAGCCCTTTCCGACGGTATCGCTTTACTGTTTGAGTCCAACTCACCTGAAGAAATAACGGCGCTTATTAAAACGGCTGTTATCGGTGTTGCTTGTGACGGAACCAGAATAACCGAAACAACTTTTAACCAGACTTTTTCTGGCGATGACCTTATGGATGTTTATAAGGTGTTCATGTTTGTGGTTAAGGTAAACTATGGAAATTTGCTCAAAGGCCAGAAGGCAGAGGCACTTCTGGCCAGAGTTCAGGGTTCACTGTAGATCCTAAGCGGTTCCCTAATGTGGATACGTACTTGCATCGGCCGTTATTAAATGAACCGCCAATGTGCAGTCTAAAAGAGTTACAGGACGGTACGTATTCCATGGAAGACCTTATGATGATGCACGAGTTAATGGATTTAAAGTCAGCAATGACCCAGAAACCCAAAGGAAAGTAAGATGGCTTTAATAGATGAACTATTGGTGGGGTTAGGGTTTGAATATGACTCTGGAGAAGCCAAAAAGTTTTCAGACGATATCGGCAAGACTGTCGGCATTGTTAAGAATCTAGCTAAAGCCGCAGCCGCTACCGCTACCGCTTTAACAGGGATGGTAGTGGCTTCTTCCCTTGCATCAGATGAACAGGGTAAACTCGCCGACGAGATAGGCGAGACCGTAAGCAATATAAACGCCCTACAGTTTGCTCAGCAGATTGCAGGGGGAACCTCAGATGGTATGTCTAACTCATTGCGGGAACTGTCTCTACGGGCTTCTGAGGCGGCTCGTGGGGTAGGTTCTGGCGTAGAGGCTTTTGGGTTACTTGGTATTTCTACTACTGATGCTAACGGGCAAATAAAATCCGCCAGCAACTTACTGACAGAAGTCTCTGGTAAGATGCAGGGTTTAGGTAGAGCCAGACAAATAGAGTTAGCCGACAAGCTGGGTCTTAGAGACTCTATACGGCTTTTACAGATGGGACCGGCTGCTATAGCAGAGCTAACAGCTAAGTCCAAAGCATTAGGCGAGACAACGGCTGAGGATGCCAAAGTATCCGCGGAGTTTAACGATGCTCTGGTTGACTTGTGGTCTGTTACCAAACATATATCCAGGCTGTTTACCCGCGTACTAGCGCCAATAATGAAAGAGATGGTTGCTACGTTTACAGACTGGTGGATAGTCAATAGAGACATAATTGAGCAGAATATACCAAAGTGGGTAGATCAGTTTACAATGGCGTTGAAGATCCTGTCGTTGGCGATGGGCGCTTTTATAGCCATGCGGGTGTTAACTCACTTGTATCAAATGATCGCACTGATGCGGGGGTTAACGCTTGCAACCTTAGCAGCTAACGCCGGGTTCTTTTTATTGCCTTTACTGCTGTCTGCTTTGGCGCTTGCCTTTGGTTTGTTAGTTGAAGACGCTAAGGTATTCTTTGAAGGCGGTGAAAGCTTCATCGGGGATATGCTTGAGAAGTACCCTGAGTGGGCGGGTGAGATAAGAACGGTTGCCAGTGTACTCCAGGGCGTGTACGATTTAACCATGATGATATTTGAGGGATGGGATAAGATATTTGGCCTGTTCCGTGAGGAAGGAGCAGACGCAATGAACCAAGCCTTAAAAGATAAAGGGCTTGGATTCCTCACAAAAGAGATTGGCGTAACAGATGAACAGAGTGGTCCTGTAAACGACCTGCTAAAGAATATTGGAATGGGATTCCTAACACGTGAGATAGGCTTGTTTGAATCTGGCACATTAGATACCCCTTTAACTTCTAAGACTAGTGCTAGTACAATAGTTGAGAAGCTTGAAATACTGGTTAATGGTAGCGGGCAAAACCCGGAAGACATTGCTCAGTCTGTTTACGATGTGTTCTTGCAAACAAGCCAAGACCTTAATAGCGCGGTGGATCAATAATCATGGCATTTGAGAACTTGTTTATTCGCACTGAAAAGTCTATAGGCGGTATACAGTTAGACGCTGTTATATCAGAAGCCCATACCAACGAGGTAAGCTTAACCAGTAACCCGGTAGAGTTAGGCGCAGAGATAACAGACCATGCGGTTGTCCAACCTAAGCGGCTTAATATAGTAGCTCAAGTTTCCGATACTCCTATGGGGCTTGCAGCACTTGGTCAGATAGTTGACTTGGTAACGGGCTTGTTCGGTAGCTCTACTAGTGAGAATATAACTCGTAGTAATGCCGCCTATAACGCCATTATACAGCTACAAGAAGAACGTGAGCCGATTGAGATACAGACTAAGTTGAAGCTATACACTAACATGATCATAACGAATGTTAGTGTGCAGCAAGACAAAAACACTTCCCGTATTGTTAGGATGTCAATAGACCTACAGCAAGTTATTATAACTAAGTCTGAGATAGTACAGTTAACAGAGGAACAATTGCAAGCCGGTTCTGCTAAGGAACAAGCTTCCCCGGCGGAAAAGTCTGGTAGAAAAGAAGCAGTAGAACCGCCAGCGGCTACCAATAAATCAGTTCTTAAATCTATTACGGACTGGGTAGGATTATGATTGAAATACCTTTAAACGCCAAACCTGAACAGCTTTTTAGTATAGTCATTAAAGAGACCAAGTATAATCTAAGAGTTATACTTAACAGCCGGACAGGTAACTGGTCGCTTGACTTAGCCGCTGATGGTAAAGACTTGGTAACAGGGATCGCACTGCTACCGGGCGCTGATATATTTGGTCAATATAACCTGGACATCGGTATAGGTTATATCATAAACCTGGAAAGCCCACGTCAAGATCCTACTAGAGATGAGTTCGGTAAACTTTCCCGTTTATTTATATTAACTGAAGAGGAGCTACAAAATGGCTCGTCAGTATAAGCGGGTATATGAGTTAACCGTTATACCTCCAGGCGGAGAAGCTCGTATCATACGGGGTTTGCGGTTGAGCTTTGAAATAACAAAGAGTATATTGTCTTTCCCCAACCTAGCCCGATTAACCCTTTACAATCCTAACCAAGATACCTTATCGGCTTTACAGGAACGTTATACTAAGATAGTTTTAAACGCCGGGTACGAAGGTGATATGCGGTTGCTGTTTAAAGGTGATGTCCGTAACGTATTCCAAAACAAAGTAGGTAGGGACAGGCTCCTAACGATATACTCTGGCGATGGTGAAAAGTCCTGGCAAAATGCAACCTTCAACAAAACATTAAGTGAAAATCTTAGCGTTAAGTCGGCGATAGAGGAGGTCCTTAAAACCTTCTCAGACATTAATATCGGTACGCTGCAAGGGTTGCCGCAGGTAGCTGACAAAATACGTGGTCAGGTACTCTCAGGGTCTTCTAAGGATATCATGGATAACTTTGCTGAGGAGTATGGGTTTGCTTGGAGCATACAAGACGGTGAGATTGTTATAACGCCAGATACCGAACCGTTAGAAGGTGACGAGGCGGTTTTAATTACAGCCGCTACAGGTATGATAGGTTCCCCAACGGTTACAGAAATTGGAGCTGATGTTACCACGTTGCTAAATCCTAGACTACTCCCTAACCGGGCTTTCCTTATTGAGTCGTTAAACGCTGAAGTTACTATTGGTAATCTGTTTTTCCGTAATATAAAAAGGACTACAGCGGAAGGGCTTTATAAGATACAAGAGGTCACGTTTAAAGGCGACTCAAGGGACGGTGACTGGCTTTCCTCAGTTAAAGGTAGGATTATATAATGAGTATTGGAAAATCAGCGATAGCGACTTTAGCAGCTAATATAAGACAGGGTATAACTAACCGGCTGAAAGACCTTCATACTTCCATGCCCGGTATTATAGAAAGCTTTGACCCAGTTACTCAAACCGCTAGCATACAACCGACCATTAAACGGGTGTTTATAACGCGGGAGGGTATCACTGAGACGCTAACCCCTTCTAATTTACCGCTGCTTATAAATGTGCCGATACAGTTTCCAAGAGGAGGAGGGTTCTCGCTTACCTTCCCTGTTACCAAAGGTGATGAATGCCTTATTATGTTTGCAGAACGTGCGATAGATACTTGGCATAAGTTCGGCGGTATACGTGAGCCAAACGCTAAACGGTTCCATAGTCTTTCCGACGCTACCGCTATAGTAGGGTTATCTTCTTTACCAAACAAAGTTCCTTCTTACAGTGCTACGGCGACACAAATCAAAAAGGATGACGGCTCAGCGGTTATATCTTTAAACGAAGACTCCAGCATAAACATAATGGCAGACTCAGATATAACCGCTACCTCACTAGCAAATATAAAAGCTGAGGCCGTTGGTAACATTACCGCAACCGCCAGCGGCAAAGTAGAGATTACAGCCGCTACAAGCTGTACTATAACAGCACCTACCATAACCCTAGCGGGTAATGTTATAGTCGGCGGTACGCTGGCTCAGGGGTCCGGTGGGGTGACTACAATGACCGGAGGGGTGGACATTACCGGGCAGGTTACTAATAACGGGGTAGACATCAGCAGTACCCACACACATCCACAAGCGGCTGATTCCGATGGCGACAGCCAGGAAAACACAGGAACCCCATTATGATAGGCAGAGCACTGGATTCTAACAACGATTTGATAGTGCAAGGCGGTAAGCTAAAAACCGTAGACGATGCCGCTGAAGTTGTACAGCATGTTCGCAGCCGGTTACTGTTTTATCTTGGAGAATGGTTCCTGGACATAGATGCGGGCGTACCTTACTTCCAAGAGGTATTTACAAAACCGGCAAATTTAGCCAATATAGAGTCCATATTCAAGAGTAAAATTTTAAGGACTCCAGGTGTGAAAAGGTTAACCGACTTCTCTATGATTTACGAAGGTGGTTCATCAAGAACATTGTCTGTATCGTTTTCTGCTGAAACTACCTTTGGGTTCATAGACAAAGACAAGGTGACTATAAATGTCTGAATACGGGATATCAAGCACAGGCTTTAAAAGGAAGCGCCTTAACCTGCTACTGGAGGAACTAAACGCAGAAGTTAAAGCTATCTTCGGGGATAACTTTAATGTCTCACCTGAGTCTCCTGACGGACAGGTTAACGGGGTAGTCTCTGAGTCTAATGCTAACTTATGGGAACTAGCCGAAGAAGCTTATAATGCCTTTAACCCTAAATCAGCGTCAGGCGTTACTCTTAGTAACCTAGTTCAGTTGAATGGTATAACTCGTTTAGCCGCTACTCGTAGTCGTGTAGAGTTAACACTAACAGGAGACTCAGGTACTGTTATCCCAGAAGGCAGCCTAATAAGTACATTAGATACAGGGGATAAACTTAGCACCGATGATTCCGTAACTATTGACGGAGCAGGTAATGCTATTGTGCAGGCTACGGCTTTAGAGTTTGGTCCTATCTCCATGCTAGCAGGTACAATAACCCAAATAGATACCCCGTTATCTGGTTGGGATACTGTTACTAACGACGATAACGCTACCCTCGGAACCAATGACGAGTCTGATTCTGACTTACGAGCTAGGCGTCGGCGCTCTGTAGCAAGGGATGCTCAAGCCATTATAGATGCTATAAGATCAGCGGTAGAGAATATCGACAATGTAACTCAAGCGGTAGTGTTGGAAAACGATACTGACGCAGTAGATGCCAATGGTTTACCAGCGCATTCTTTTCAAGTAGTGGTATCAGGTGGTACGAACATAGATGTAGCTGATGCTATATGGCTAAAGAAGCCAGCGGGTATACAGGCTTTTGGGGATATAACAGTAGAGGTAATAGACAGCCAAGGTATAAGTCACGATATATCTTTTTCCAGACCTACTCCTGTTACTATATACGTTGAAGTTACGTTAACTACTTTCCCTGAATACCCTGCTAATGGCGACGATCTTATAAAGCAGGCTATTGTTGATTATGCCAATGGGGATCTAGTAGATAACAGGTCATTTGGTCTTGCTGATGATGTTATTTACACTAGGCTTTATACCCCTATAAACAGTGTAGCAGGG